ATTTTGGTATATGGCTACAAGTCTAGGATTTGATTTTTATGTATATAATTATAAAGGCACCTATTACACGGGCTAGTCAACATTGGGAATATTGTCAGTAAGCATCCCTATTGCGCTTCCAGCGCCAGGCAAAACATAATTTCCCGCAGTTATCGCTAGCTTCTTACCGTACTTCAAGAAGTATTCTTTTGCTTTCTGTTGAAAGTAAGCACGAATTCGATCCTTGTTCATTGACATGAAACCGGCAGGTGCGAACTGCTGAAAGTTAATTGCGTAGGGGCGAGGTGGCCTGACCGAACCAGCGTTCTGGGACTGTGTAGCGTCGAAGACGCCCTCACAGCGCAGATACCACTCAATGATCAAAACATTGGTGGAAGCAGGTCCAGTGATATTTAGTAGGACTGCATCCCAGCCGTTGTCGGCTGGGGCGCCACTACCTGAGGTGATGTCTGTAAATTCATATGAGAGCGGAACATCTACACGCTTGAAGATGTAAGCTCCATCAGCACGAAGCGAGGTTGTTACAGCTCCTGGTGTGTTGTTCAAAGACGCCCAAGAATGTGCAGCTCCATCAAGCAACTCAGAATCATCTGGGACCGGCACGACGGTTACAGAACCACCGGCTGCTGTAGCGGCCAGTATATTCCACCATCGGACTCCAGCGCTGATCACCCGTCCTTGTGAAAGGAATGTGGGGAGAGCGCCAGAGGAGGTGTTGTACCCGGCAGCAGCAGTGAAAGTGCTCGCAACTGCGACCGTGTCGGCGTGAAAGTTAAATTCCCTCATGCCGGGTTGAAAGACAACATTCGCCTGCCCTCCGGCTCCAGTTCCTATTGTAGAGAAACTTCTAACCGTAAAAGGCATGGTATATTGCTTGGTTCCGTATGGTGAGACAGCTCCTTGCGCATGATCACAGAAGGGGTCTGTGACTGAGCAAAGATACTCTTCAACTGCAGGCATGCTGCTGTTTGCATTTCTCTGTCTCGGCTTCATACGGTTCCTAACAAGTTGTTTTGTTTTCTTTCTTGCCATCGTATTGTTCAATTAATGTTCAATCTATTATACATGTCTTGTCGACTCACGAGGATGAGCCGACTACAGCTCAGCGAAGCGTAGCCGCAAGAAAGCTAGAATTCGCTCATGTTCAGGATTATGCCTGGTTTCATGGGCAAACTGCATTGCATCCTCGGGCTTCATAACCTCGCTAGTAAGAACACGGTAAACACCCTTCTTCCACGAGAGGAGTTCAGCTCGACCATCGCCAAGATAGCGATGGGAGCAGAACTCAAGTGGGAGAGTGCGGCTCACGTCACGTAGACTGAAGCCAGCCTTTCTCGCTGAACGCATATATTCATCAGTGGACAGATCAGTATAAGTGAGACCATCATCGCCGTTGGCTAAAGTCATATAGACTTGGCCTTTGCGAGAGATCGTGATATAAGATGAGTACAAACACTGGTATAATGTGTTACGACGAGTGGTGTCCTTACTACCAGAATTAAGCATCCCTGGTTTAGCTTTGACATACAAAATTCCATCTAACTGCACAACTGAATAGGCGGACAAGAGGATGTACCTCCTGTTGGCAACATTCCAGTTGTGTAAGCCGCCTTCCTTGTGATAGACTAGAGCGTCAATATCACAGGTGGCGAGCCCCGTCTGGAGGGTGTGACAAGCGTCAAAACCAGACTGGTCAGATTGGATGGGAACGCCGTAGCGTTTGATGAAAGCTTCTTGGGACTCGAGGAACTCACGATTTTGTCTATCTGTGAATCCAATTCCAGTTGCCGTGGTGTTCAGAAAGACCCGATCCCTTAGGACTTTGGCAGGCTCATCAAATAGAACCGTTTCAACCAAATTGTCCACGACTGAGATGGAGCTGATACATCGCCAGCGCCCGTCAGTGGCTTTACGCGCAGGATGTGGCTCACCCTTCACAAACATATGAAGGGGATCCACCAAGCCGCGCGACACAAGCAGGTAGGGGTCGGCTACCATCTCTTCGAAGTTAAAGAGAGGATCTAGAAGGAGTCTCAACCTCAGAATAGCCAAATCAACTATACGACTTCCTTCAGCGAGCATCGCTTCCCTATTGGTTGCGTACCTCAAGTTGAAGGGATAGCCGGGACTTTTATCACCCTTTAAAGTACTCACGGCACGGAGAACAAAAGCTCTCAACGTTTCGTAAGATAAATCTTCTGATGGAGTCCTGGTGAGTTGATATTTGCCTCTGAGGGAAGCTACAGTCTGCACCGACTGGGTCAAAACTTCCTCGTCCAACACCGGCAGGCGTGAACGTCCCACGTGGCGCTGGTAAGCGCCTAGTTTTGCGTGGGAACCACCGGGGGGGTTGCGGAAGCTGAGGATTTCGGCTCGCTCTTCGGGAGTGAAAACTTCCAAACCTCTTTCATCTGGAGATTTTGGTTTCCGCTCTTCCAAGTAAAATCCACGTCTACAATAGCCGATTTGTTGGAGGAAATCTTCCATCGCTGGTAAACTTTCTCCTTGGCCTGTTCCAGTGTCTCTCCCTGAAATTTCATCTGAACCCTGCTTTGGTTGTCTGTAAAACTGGCAAGACCCGAGATGATCCCGGAGGGCTGAGGTGGTGCGATGGTTGATACCGTAGGGGCAGAAGATTTTGTTTTCTTCTTGCGCCTTGATCGCTTTCTCCCTTGGACCGATGGCACCGCTTGAGCGGGCGTCGGCGGGGGGGTTGGGGATGGTGTTTGGACCGGGGTCTCCTGTACGGTGACCTGATCCTGCTGCGGAGCGCAAGCAGGAGGGTTCGGCGGTGAGGACTCCTTGGGGCCGTCCTGCCTCACAGGGGACGGCCGTTGAAAAGCCTCCAACTTCACCTTGCCTCGACTGCCACGCACTTTAGGCTCACGCTGTCCCTTATCTTCCATGCGCCTGTTGAATTTTGTGATAGTGTTCTTGTACTTAGACAGGACATTATCACCCTGACTGTACACGAGATACTCCATCAATTCAACATCATCACCTCTACTGACATCTAGGTCAGCTGCTATGTCGAAAAACTCACGCACACGTTCCTTGAGCTGCTCGGCTCGATACTCATCATCCAAGAGAGTGAAATCGATGTCCGAGACGTCTCGGCCTCTACGAATGAGCTGATCACGGACCTGTCTTTCGAACTGGGCAACCCGTACATCTTCCTCAAATTCGGAAGCCGTCTCACCATCACGCTCAGTTGTCTCAGGTAAAATATCGGTGTTAGCCGATAGAGACAAGGCGCGCGTGTGGGAGTAAGCAAAAGATCCGGTGCAAGCTACTACGTTGGCGGTATCCTCTTTCATTGAACCGACGTGGACTCCAAGTAGGCGGTCATTCCGCAATACCGGTGTTCCACTGAAACCAGGGAGGGTCGAAGCTGTGTGAAGGAAGTCAAGCGAGTCTTTATACTCAAGCAAAACTCCCGTAGACTCCAACCACTTTCTGGTAGTGACATCGAAACCGTAGATTTTAACCCCGAGGTTCAACACGGGGTTGACCCAAGTGCGAATCTCCTTCAACCCGGTAGCACTGAAGAAATCAGGCTCGGGGCGAAAATAAGCAATCTCAGATCCTCTATAGGTCTTGATGTTGTCGGGGTTGTAGCGCATACGTCGCGTGTGTCCTATAGTGTCGCCATTTGACAACACGTGGGACGCAGACACCAGATAATCTTCCCAACGAAAGGCCATGCCGATAACCTCACCACAAGAGTTTTGAACTGTTGTTAGAAATTTCGGTCGGGTTGTCTCCCGGAGGGGGCTGTCTGGCATTCGAGACTCAAGCTTGATACCCGTAGTAGGGTTCGTGCGAATCTCCACTTCATACACGATTGGATGCTGATAGTTATTCCATGCGTATCTGCAGTTGTGGTAGAGTTGATTTCCCCAAACCACAAGTTTAGATCTTGTTCTCTGCGCCGACCAATAGTAGAAGTATAAAACTGCCACGAAGATCAAGGCCACAGTACAACGTGCAACGGTGTCAATCACGATATCTCGCGAAAGCAACATCCAAATTCCATCCGAGTACTCCCGAGGGATCGAGTCGTATATCTTTCCTGCCCATGACATAACGCTGGACATGAAATCACCGACTCTCTCAGCTAAGGAATACATGAAAGAAGTCACAAAAAGAGTTGAAAACATGAGGTGTTCAAAAACCTTGAGCAGGAGCGTTCTAA